ACAGACTATTGATACTGCGTGATATATAGCAGGAATCTATGGTGGTGTCAAGAAAAAACCCGCTCGGGGCGGGCTGAGGGGTGGCTCCAGGTTTTGTTCGTCAGATTTCTGACTAACAACTTCGTAGGACGCGCCCCACGGATTAGGGGCAGCTCCAGGGAATCAAGTGGACAAAATGACCACTTGAAAGCAGGACGCGCCCCACGGTTGAGGGGTGGCTCCAGGAAACCTACACAATTAATTGTGGAATTTCCACGCGTAGGACGCGCCCCACGGCAGGCAAGAAAAAACCCGTACAGGGCGGGCTTTCGGTGGCGCAAATTGCACCCTTTCGGCGGTGGCTGAATCCGACCGGCGTTATGTAAACCCCGATGGGGTTGTGTTGGCTGGCTGGATTTGTGTCTTCTCTTTGGGGAAAACGGCTGTTTCTCCCCCTACGAGTAGTAGGGGGTTGGGGGGTGTTGCTGCCTTCGGCTGTTCGGCAGTCTGTAGAGCAGGCACCCGCCGGTTAACAGGCGCGGCCTTGGCTTGGGCACCGTCGCCTTTGCCATGTAGCTGGTTTCCGGCATGGATGCAAGGTAGGCCCATGCTGCATTGTTTTGGCGTGCTGTCTTCATGATGTTCCCGATTGAAAGAAAGTCGGCGTAGCGCTTGCGCTGCGCACCGTGTTCTTACGTTCATTGATAAAACCTTGAAATACCCTTGATATACCCTTGATGTCTTCCCAAGGCTAAAACTCACGTCCGAAGGTGCCGGTTAGAGCTTGGGTGGCGGGCACGGCAAGGCTGTTGTATTTCTCGGTAAAGCCTTCACAAACTGACTGATGCTGCGCCCACCATGCCGCAGTCATCGCAGTGTGCGGGCGGTACTTCAAGCGTGCAATGCCGATCATTGCGGCCTCGGTGATGTGGTTGGGCACAGGCACAGGGATGCCCTCCAGGTGGTCATTTTGTCCGCTTGTCAGCATCCTGATGCCTGCGGCAGTTGCTGCCTTGTACAGCTCCTTTTCCATGGGAAGGCCATTCCATGCGACTGGGTGAATCGGCTCCCCATCATCTCCTTCGTACAGGTAGGGCACCCACTCGATTAAACCTAGCGCCTTCAACGTGTCGAGCCTGCGGAAAAAGTCCACGCCAGCGTTTTTGCCCTCTTTCTTTTCCTCTGCCGTCAGCACCTCGCGCCGATGCACTTTTACGGCCTCACTCCACACGACATAAATTGATTCGCTGGTGAAGTCCCACACCGTGTAAGCGCCTTGCTGGCCAGCTTTGCGGCGCTCAAAGGCTTGATACACCGTCTTTGTGTTGATCCCGCCGTCCTCGCGCAGATTCTGAGCGGTGTACAGCTCCACCAGCAGGCGCAATGCCATATGGTCTTGCGTCTGCCGCAGCTTCACCAGTGGGGCCAGCTCGTTGGCTGCACCCTCTACCAGCGTCCTCGGCAACCAGATCAGCTCACCCTCTTTTTTAAGCTTGTAGTTCGGCCTGGCTGGCTTCCCGCCCTTGATGACAAGTCCTGCGGTGCACAGGGCCTCTATGGCCTCTTTAGCGGCACTCCAGCGCATCCCGGCATGGTTACCCACTGCCTCGGCACTCCAGCGCGTAGATACGTTGTCTTTGCCGGTTCCGCAGGCCATCACCAGAAAGGCACAGGCCGGGTTGATCCCCAGTCCGCACGCGCTAATGAATGTCTGTCTGCCCACTGCGAAAAATCCGTTTGCCGCCATTCAATGCCTTTCGTTTATTTGCCAGCCGGGTGGCCGATGGCCTTGAGTGCGCTCAGCAGCTCACGCTGTACCGCTCCCCAGTCCGGCACGGTGCCGAATTCCTCGGGGTTGATCTGCGTCCTGGCAAAGTGAATGGTTGCCTGCGCGGTGATAGCAGCTTGCACCAGGGCCTTGATGGCCTCGGGGTCGTTAAGGTTCTCGCAGTAGCGCCATGCGTCAGACATTCGGTTGCTCCTTGAGATCAGATTAAAAGTAGTTGCCTGCCAGCTCGCGCAGCCGCTTGCCGATGGCCTCGGCCTGCACAGCAAGGGCGCGTAGCTCATCATGGGTGAAGTCGCCACCTCCAGCACCGACGGCATGATCCAGCTCGATTGCCACGCCCAGCAGAGTGGTCGCGTCAGCTTCGATTACTTCCCAGTCGTTGGCTGTCCAGCCGTCTTTAGCGTTGCGCATGGTTCATTTCCTTTGAAGTGTTGCCCCATTATACGCACATACGCACACACACACAAGCGCATATACCTACTTACTCACCCTTGCGTCCAAGGCTTCGCGCACCAGGTCTGCCACTGACACATTGCGATCCAGGGCTTCGCCCTTCAGGGCCTTGAGCTTGGCGCGGTCGATAAAGAAGTTGAAGCGCACCAGGTCGCCTTGGGCGGCGGCTGCGGTGGGTACGTCTGCGCGCACCTTGTCGAGTGATTTTGATTTGATGCCAGTTACAGCCATCTTGCGGCCTCCAGTTCTGTGATTACTTGATTGATTTCAGATTGCGCGGCGGTGTCTGACAGGTCGAACACCGATACCCCGTCTGATAGGGCTTGTGCAAAGGCGGTGCGGTTGCCGACGGTGCTGGTCAACTGGTCGAAGCCGTAGCCGTTCCAATCGCCGTCCTTGATGATCTTCGCCAGCTTGGTATTGGCAACGGCGCGATTGACCAGGAAAGCCGCGTCGATTTGCCCCCCTGCGTCCAATCGAGACTGGATCAGTTTCACAGTGGCAGCGCTTGCCCACACGTCCGCGCCAGATGGTTGCAACACGATCAAAGCCACGTCAGAAACCCGCACCACAGCGGCAGCAAGATATGAAGCCCTGGCGGGTGTGTCGATCACCACAAAGTCAGCCACCAGGCCACGCAAGGCGGCGTCAAGCTCTTGTGGTTTGCCGACTGCCACCACTTCGGGCAGATCAGCACCGGGCGGGCTGCTTTCGCGCCAGTCGGTTGCGGTGCCCTGCGGGTCTGCGTCGATCAAAACCACGCGCTTACCCTTGCGGTGTAGTGCGGTGGCCAGATTGGTGGCAATGGTGCTTTTGCCCGTACCGCCCTTCTCGTTGATCGTGGTGATGATCTTCATTTGTGCGTCCGTGTGTTTGTGTGCGGTTAAGTATATACGCACAGACACACAAGCGCATCAAAACAGAGGCAGTTGATCCGGGTTCGGCGGTTTGAACTTGCGCGGCATGTTGTTGTTTTCAAACTGCCGTGCCTGCGCCTCGGTGATGTTTTGGCCCACCACGCTATCAATCCAGCCTTGCAGCGGTGGCCACTCCAGGCCGATGGCCTCTATCTGCGCACGAGTCCAGGCACCTCGGGCGGTGCGGTGCTTCATGATGTATTCGCGGGTTAGCTGCATGGCGTAATTCTGTACGCTCACAGGCCATGCTTGTTCCCCCGTATGGATAACTGGCCTGCACCCACCACGAGGGTGGGCACAGCCGCTGCGCGGTTCGCCAGTTACCCACACTCCGCTGGAGCCTACGGCCTGACGCGCTGCGCTTGCCGAATACCCTATTAAAAGAACTTCCCTTTAAGACAAAAACCAGACTTGTCCCCCCTTGTCTTTTGTCTTGGCAGGTACATGCTGGATGGTGGGTTGGTGGGCTTCGGGAAAGCTTCGCCCAGCTCGAAGTGAATCGAGTTTTGCGCTTTCCCGATGTATGCCAGACGGAGCCTGTCGGAGCCTGCAACGGGTCTGTATGGCTGGCGTAGCCGTACAAAAGCCGCGTTCACAGGTTCGCCCTGCCCTTCACCCGGTCGCGGCTAAAAGCCTCTCGGTGGCGCTGTGGAAGGTTCCCGCTGTAGCGCCTGGCCATGGTGTTCCAGCCGGGAACCAGAGCGCCGTGAGGGTGACAAGTCTTAAAGAAGCTGTACCACGGCGCAAGGTTGACGTGCAAAACACTATGCAGTCTGTCCGGGGTTTTGGCATAATCACTCGCAACGGAGCGATCAGGCGTTTACCCGCGTTTAGAACTGTTTCACTCCCAGAAAGCCGCAACCCTTGCCGGGGTAGCGGCTTTCGGCTTTCTAGGGCCACTAGAGAGCGAAAACGTGGCGCGATGATACGCCATCTGTCCGGGTGCTACAACTAGGAGAGCGCCTTGCACATCAACACCAGCTCCCGATTCTCTGAGCGCACGTCGATCAGGCTCACGATGTTGTAGATGGTGCCGTCATGGATCACGCGATCCTCGGCAGTCATCCATGGGCGAAACCTCATTCTGATTTTTGCCGTCACCTCACTGACAGCAGCTTGCGCGGCGAGGTATTCCCGGCCCGTCAGCGGCTCCACAGCAGCCCAGCAAGTAAACAGGGGTGCCCATGCCTCGATGGGCTGGCCCAGCTCGTCTACGCCACCTTGCAGCCGCTCCACGCTGATGCGCTGGTCAAGTTGTCCGGCCTTCATGCGTGAACCCGGTACGGTGCCAGCAACATCTCGAATGCCGGGTTCTTGTTGTACGGGCGGTCGCCCTGGCTTTCCCGCTGTTCGTAGAGTGCGCCCACCAGCAACAAGGCGGCAGACTTCACCGGCGCGGGCACTGCCACCACGAGATCAGCGGCATCCATGTTGAGATAGTCCGCACAGGCCGCAATGGCGGTATCTATCAAGGCCAGCAGCAGCGCATCCTCGTCGTTGTGGTCGATACGGCAGTGCCGCTTTACTTCTTCTGTTGTCAGCATTTGATTTCTTTCAAATGGTTGGAATAGGTGCCAGCACCGTGGGAGAAAGGATCAGGGCCATGGACGCATCAGAGAATCACTCACCTTTGCGCCCAGTCCGTGAAAGCCCACTTGCTGGCTGTCGGGGTTTTTCTTATGCGCGGCACTGTCCGACTAATCCGCGTCCGGCCTTCCACTCATGTGGCCCCCCGGCTAGGGCGAGAAAATCAAACGAACGTGAAGGCATCAAACCCGATCCCCTGCGCCTCGGTGGCTTTGCTGGCCACACCCATGCTCATGGCCAGCGCTTGAAGGCCGTCGATCCTGCCCGTGCTGCGCGATTTTTCTAACTTTCTATTGCCCGCTGGGTCTTTGACGATCACAGCGTTGCTCGCATTCATTTGCAAAACTGGGTGCCCACCGTGGCGAACCCGCCCATTCAGTAGCTCGGCTTCCAGCGTGTCGAGGGCACCGGCCATTGATGCAAAGCCTTGGCCCCACGGCTCTAGCGGCAGGTCTAGGCCGATACGATCCAGCTCCTTTTTCAGCACGTCGATGCGCCAGCGGTCGAAGGCAATCGCCCGCACGTCAAGGTCTGCCAGTATTTCGGCCATGTCGGTGGCCACATGCTCATAGTCGATTGATGCCCCTGGCGTTGTCCGCAAGAAGCCTTGGCGGTGCCACACCTCATAGGGGGCACGGTCACGGCGGGCACGGTCAGCAAGGCCTACTTCGGGTGTCCAGAAGTGCGCCTGCACCTGCCACACGTCATCCACCTGGCCGACGATCACAAGGGCGCTCATGTCCACGCGGGCGCTCAGGTCTAAGCCGCACCAGACAGGCACGTCACCCAAAAAGGCGGGCAGGGCTGCGCACGCCTTCCACACGTCCGGCGATATGAATGGCGAGACAGTCGATACCCGCTGATTCAGCAGCAGATTGCGGGCGCTGTTTTCCATGCTCGGCATACGCTGCGCCTGCGTCAGTTGCTCGCGCAGGTCGTCAAGGCTGCGGAACGTGCCCAGGGCGGGGTTGGCGGCGCGCCATGCGCTTTCGTCTAGCAGATCACACCCGGCAGGCGCTTCGTAGACGTGGCAGACGATGCGCTTATCCTGGCTGGCTCTGGCGTCGTCGATTTGTGCTGAAAGCCAATCCGCATCGTTGGCAGCTTGCGTGCTGATGATGATTTGCAGCGGGTCTTTGTGCGCACCCTGAGCCGTCAGCAGCGAGTCGATAAAGTCGCTTTGCGGGCCACGCACCTGGCCCCATTCGTCCCCAATAATCAGCAGGGGACTCGCGCCCATCGCCGTCTTTGCCTCGGCACTCATGGCGCGGAACTCGGTTCCCATTGGCAGGCCGATGATCCGTTTTCCCGATGGGATGATCCGCACCAGCGGGGCCAGCTTCGGGGATTGCTGGATCATGAGACAGCACAGCCGGAACACCAGCGATGCCTGCTCACGCGAGAGTGCACCGCTCACTAGAACTGCATTCTGTCGAGCCTCAGGGCCTACGACAAAGGCGGCGAGGATGGCGGCGATAAGCGCGGTCTTGCCCCCCTTCCGGCCCATGCTGAGGATGGCGCGGCGGGTGCCGTGGGGGTTGTCGAAAACGTCAATCAGAAACTTCTTTTGGAAGTCTGCCAGCACCAGCGGTTGGCCCACGTCCTTACCTTCAGGCACGCGCAGGTAGCCCTCGATAAATTGGATGATGCGGGCAGCGCGGGACATGGGGTTGCAGTCTGATTGATGGAAACTATCAAAAGTGCATGGCACGGATTATGCAACCCGCAAGAACTGTGCCCGATAGAATTTGATTATGAGACTGCACTATGATTTTTGTAGCGGTGGCAGGAATCACCCCGTCACCATGCGCAACGTCGGGATCAGGTCGTCGCCGTCGTCCTGGCGTGCGCTGCGTTCCAGCTCGGCACCTTTGGCAATGTCTGCCGACCGTCCGACCGTGGCCACCGTGTTGACAGCGATAGCGCGTGTCAGGGCAAGGGCAAGGCGGGTCAGCTTCGCATGGTCGTCGGAGCCTACGGGCGCGGCCTCCAGGGCGAACTGCACGCGGGCAAGGTTGGCAGCACTCGCCATGTCCACCGGGTTCCAGGTGTCACGCGGGCGGGCCTGCACGATGGCATCCCAGAATGGGCGGGCACCGTCCGGCACCAGCACATGGGCAGGCGGCGACAAGGGCGGCAGGGCTGCGG